CCTACAGGAAGAGCTTCACGCGAATGACGTTCTCCTGAGAAATGCGTGGGAAAACTATCGTGGCGCGAAAGAGGTACTGGATGAAGTCAACTTCATCATGGCGCTGTCTGAGGAGACAGAGGAGATCGCAGAGGGGGAACAGAGGCGCAGGAACACCGGGATAACCCTCAAGGCACGCAGGCAGGCTATGGCTGAGGTGCAGTTCTGGTGGAAAGAGATTCACAGCTTGCGCTCTGACAGGTCTAGGATGCTCGGCCTGACGGCCACGGGTATCGCCATCAACATCGACAACCGGGAACAAAAGCTTCTCGTGGCGAATGGCAATAGCGGCAATGCCCCGGTTCAGCTACCTGAGAAGATCTACATCGGATTCGATCCTGATAGAGACTGGCCAGATCCGCCCACACCACAGGGGAGACCTTCTGAAACAATAACGGCCGCGCGTGAAGAGGCAGTAGAGGGAGAGTACGAAGATGCCGCCACTGACTCAGGATGACTTGATCGCGGCCGAGCGGAAGGGGATCTCCATCTTTGAGCCGATGTCGTGGCAGAAGAAGGTGATGCTTGATACCTCTTCTGTCGTTCTGCTCACGGGTGGTGGCGGTGGTGGAAAGGCTCTGGCTCTCGATACGCCTGTTCTTACGCCGTCCGGATTTGTTCCTATGGCCGATGTCCATATAGGTGATATCGTGTATGACATGGACGGCCAGCCGGTACAGGTCATCGATGAGACCGGGGTCATGTACGACAGACCGTGTTACGAAGTCGTGTTTTCCAGTGGTGAAACCGTCATCTGTGATGCCGAGCACGAATGGGTTGTCGGTATAAGCGGCATCCGCAACGGAGATACTCTGAGGCTGGTAACCACACGAGATATGTACGACAACTTCAACCGTGGGCGGCCGTACTTCGTTCCGGTGACTCAGCCTGTGAATCATTCAGAGGCAGATCTGCCTATCGATCCGTGGTTTCTTGGCTTCATGATTGGAGATGGATACATGCCAAGACTGTCCTTCTCCACGGCCGATCAAGAAATCGTAGACAGAATATCCTCTATCCTACCAGCGGGATCAGAGATTAAGCCTGCTGGTGGATACAACTATGTAATCAACTACGGTGCTTCCGGCCAGAAGAGTCCGCGCAACCGCATAACCGGCTACGTTCATCCGACAACGAATAGCAAGTCCGGCCGATGGACGGCGTTCGCCATGAACCCGCATATCTATCTCGGCCAGTATGGCAGCGAAGATGAAGCATGGGAAGCTGTGTACGTGCATAATGGGAATCGGGATAGGTTCTACCGAGACGCAGGAAATGGGTTGAAGAGTGACCTAGAGTCTCTTGGCCTGCTTGAGTGCAGATCGGCAGACAAGTTTATCCCGGACATCTACAAGTACGCTTCAGTAGAGCAGCGCCTAGAGTTGTTGCGCGGCCTGATGGATGCGGATGGGTCGTGTCAAGCAGGGCGCGGCCGTAGCGAGATGACGGTCATTAGCGAGAGGTTGGCTTGGGACGCGCATGAAATGATGTGCAGCTTGGGCATCAAGTCGCATATCGGATACAAGAGGGTGACCTTTGATGGCCGCGAGTACGATGGTTGGCGAATAACCTTTACCACGACCATGCCGGTATTCTGGTTGCCAAGGAAGGGCAGGAATCTACCGCGTAATACCAGCAGTATCGTTGAGCGCCGAATCATAGAGTCGATAACCCCCGTTGATTCTGTTCCCGTTAAGTGCATCTCTGTCGAGACCGGAACTTATCTGATAACAGAGTCCCATATCCCAACGCATAACAGCCGCGTTTCATACGAGAAGCTTGTTGCGTTCGCGCTTCGCTACCCACGGTCTAATGTTCTGGCGCTCAGAAAGGAACTCAACGACTGTGAGCGGTCCGTTATCCCCACACTGGATGATCATGTGCTGGCCGAACTGGCCAAGAAGCGGAAGGCCGGAGAGAAAGAGCAAACCGTCACGAAGCGCGTGAACCAGCGCTGTTACATATGCAGTAATGGTAGCCGTATCTGGTGGGGTGGTATGCGGAACGCGGCCGAGCGGAAAGCCATCCGCTCTATCGGTGCCGGTGGTAGCCTTGACTTTGTTCTCATGGAAGAAGCGATTGAGTTTGAGGAAGAGGACTTCGATGAGGTCCGCGGCCGTATGCGCGGACGGGCCGCGCCGTGGAGACAGATTCTTCTGGTCACGAATCCTGACGCGCCTCTCCACTGGATCAACCGTCGCTTGATTGTCGGTCAGGAAGCGTCCGTGTACCTGTCTATGGCCAGAGACAATATCTACCTTGACGAAGAGTACATCGGAAACCTTGAGACGATGACGGGTATAGAGGGTATGAGACTCGGTAAGGGTCTGTGGGTTGACGGCACCGGGCTGGTCATCGACACGTGGCAGAACTCGTTCAGCACGGCAACAGGGGATGATAACGGGGGAAACGTCACGCTCTCCGCTGACTACATCCCGAACGGCGGCCGAGTCGTCTGCTCAGTCGATGACGGGTACGCAGGACAGTACGACAAGAAGTCCAAGATGTTCACGGCTAATTCACACCCGCGTGTATTCCTGCTGGCGCAGATACGGCCGACCGGGCAGGTAGCTGTGTTCTATGAAGACTACGCCATCAAGGAGAGGTATCGCGCTCAGATCAACCGTCTCCTGAAGACTTGCCAGAAGAACGGCTGGCCGAGACCCTCAGAATTTCACTATGACAAATCCTCTGCTACACTAAGAGGTGAGCTTGAGGCGGCCGGGTTCAGGCAGCTTTACCCAAGCACGTCGAACCGGGATGAGTCCATCAAGCTTCTCAAAGAGAAGGTGGCGGCCGACGGGAATGACTTCAGGGAAGTCATTGTGCACCCGCGATGCCACCACCTGATACTTGAGATGTCATCGTGGTCCATGAAGGATAACCAGCCGACGAAGATCTTTGACCACGGGCCTGATAGTCTCAGGTACCTGATAGCAAACATTGATCGGGGGTTTACCGGGGAAGGTCAGGTAGGCGTGAATGTTCCCGAAGGGGAAGCGGGGGACAGGCTTGAAAGAAAGCTGAGAGAAATAGATGAGATCATGGACAGGATAGATAGTCGGATCGGGGTAGGAATCTAATGCCTAGAACAACGATTGAGCAATTCACAGATGCGGCCGGTGACATTCCCTCTTCAAATGGCATAGGTAGTTTTTCCGCTGATAGTATGCCGTTCTACATGACGACTATCTCCGGCTTGGATAATGTCTTGCCGCCGTGGTGGTCAAAGGCCAGAGACAGGGAGATGACGAGAGTGTGGAAAGATGTCACGCTGCTGAGCGTGATGATGTTCGCCGCACAGACGAAGATCGCGAACCTTCCTATCCGTGTCGTGGCCAAGGATACGAACATCGTCTCTCATGCCAAGATGGCAGAGGAACTTACTGAGCAGTTCCATACGTTGTCTCAGTACGGAGAGGGGCTTCAGGAGATGATGGTGTCTGTCGCTGAGGACTACTTCGGGACAGACAACGGCGCGTTCATGGAAGTGGTTGCGCCGGGGAAGAAGTCAGATCCGATTGAGGGAATCCCCATAGGGTTGAGGCATCTGGACAGCTTGCAGGTTGACAGGATGTCTGACCCGCTGTTTCCCATACGGTATAGGACATCAGAGAGCGAGAATGAGGTGTTCCATCACTCCAGAGTGATCGCTATGTCTCAAATGCGCTCGGCCAGACGGAATGTCAACGGTGTTGGCTTTTGCGCGATCTCCCGCTCAGTCGAACTGGCTCAGAAATACCAAGACCTAATCAACTATATTCGCGGAAAGATGGGCGGCCGCGCGTTCAAGCGCCTGCTTGTCGGCAAGAACATCACCGGCCGTGAGTTGATCAAGGCTATCGCCGCCTCTACCGCCATCCAGCAGGAGATAGGCGGGATGGATGTGGACTCCATCGCTGTGGGTGGTACGGATATCGAAGTAGACTCCATCGATCTGGCCAACTTCAGTGAATTTGACGAAGAACAGGCCACATTTAACACGATGGCGCTCATGGCGCTGGCTTGGGGGCTTGAGTTCAACGAAGTTTTCCCGATGCCGGGCAGTAAGGCCAGTGAAGAAGTCGCCCTACAGCGTTCGCGCGGCCGTTTGCCTAGCTTTTTTGTCTCCCACTTCTCCAAGCTGGCCACAGCGAAGCTTGTCCCGCCCTATTTGCGGGTGGAAATCGACTTCGTTGACGACTTCTTGGACCAGCAGCGTGAAATCATCGCTGATATTCGTTCCAGAAATCTCCAACGTCTCGTTGAAGCGGGTATTCTGACCACCAGAGAGGCCAGAGAGGTGCTACACCGTGACAGGTATATCACGGATGTCTCAAGATTGACGATGGCGCTGGCCGAAGGGATGCTTGTAGACGACACACCGGCTATCCGGGTGTTTATGGACCCGGCATACGACGAGATCTTGCTCATTAACCGGGAGTACCTGCTTGGAGAAGCTGATCCGGCCGTTGTGGAGAGGGATGCTCAGGCGAACATCCTCTATATCTACGGCCTAATCCCCACAACGAACAGTCAGGCGAAGCAAGAGCAGTTCAGGATAGCCCTGAAAGCCCTTGACGGCCTTCTGGCCATATACCGGAAGCCGCCGACGACAGAAGTTGTGCCCGTAGAACCGCCCGTAGAGGAAGAAGCGCCAGCCGAACCCGTAGAAGGGGGAGAAGAGGCACCTGAAGAGGATGAAGGGGAAGTCCCGGCCGAGAAAATGCGCGTCACAAAGGCCACTGTCGCTCAGAACGAGTTCGCCAAGCGCTTCAGGGAAGATCTGCTTGTCGCTCTGACCCGTCCGGGCGGTCCTTCGCAAGAGGAACTGGAAGACAAGATGGAGAATGCGTTCAAGGTAGCCGCCTTCTTGGCATTGGGCACGGAATCCATCGAAGAGGAAGATCAAGCGGTCATCGACAGGGAGTTAGCGTTCGTCGCTTCAGGCGCGGCCGTCATCATCACCCGCGCGCTCAATGGAACGGACATGGGGCCTACCGCTGACAGGCTGGTAGCGCAGATTCGCAGGGTTTACTGGGATATCCTGCTACACTCAGAAAAGATGGAAGGGAATTACACATGGGTGCTAGGGGAGACTGACCATTGCGAGACCTGCCTTGAGATGGCCGGGTATGGAGAGCAACCCGCTTCCTTCTGGAAGGAGAAAGCGGGGCAAGGGATATATCCCCAAAGCCAAGCGCTGGCCTGCACTGGGTTTCATTGCCAATGTCATATTTCATAACGGGGTGACGTCATGCCAAGAGCAACAAGAATTCACTTCGCGGCCATCACGACAGACGTGCATGGCTTGAGAAATCTCAAAAAGAACCTGATGGGTATCTTGCGCGACACGACAAGGGACTTTGAGGATCAGTTCAAGACTGTTACCGATAAGTTCACCCACGAGAACAGTCCCGTGTGGCGTAAGTCATATGGTTTCGGCAAGCCGCCAGACGAAGGAGTTGGCACGGGTGCGGGTAAGATCAAGATTCGGGGTTTCGCCATGTCCGGCCGCCCGGTAGGGAAAGCGCTATACGGGATGGCATCGACGGAGAACGACAAGATCTTCTACTATCTTGAGGCCGGGACGGACAGGCGGTACCGGGTGATGTCGCCTGACTGGAAGTCCATGACGCGGCCGAGAATGGGCACGCGCACCTACGCCCGTAGGGGCTTTGCCATGCACTTCGACTTCAATCCGACAACGGCCGCTGAGAGAGCTATAAAGCCACGATTCTTTGCAGCGGATGTTATCAAACGTCAGGGACCACGATTCTTGACAAAGGTAATAAAGGAATTTCATGGGAATGCAATCCTCAACTTCTTTGGAGAAACACGAGTTAGCAAGTAACGGGAACGGGACTGACGCGACAACCGCATGGCAAGCCTTCGTGCGCTACGTAATTCGCTTCTGCGGAGACGGCTATATGATCGCCAACATCTCCGTGCTCGTGCGCCACAACACGCCTATCGCGTGGAAGGTATCGGGTCAGCCCGTGTCCGCTTTTTACTCAGACATGGACAGCGGAGACATCTCCCGCCAGTGGATGGCGTTCTCCCGGCACCTGCTGGCCAAGTGCAGCGGGAATAACGGGTTCGGGATCTTGGATGTCAGTAACGCCGTAGTCCATCGCGGCCGCCCAATCCTGTGGGTTGAGGCCGACTTCAAGAAGATCCATCCAGTTGAGGTTGCTCAGGAAGAATCACCCGGAGATGAGATCGTGCACCGCATTTTGTACCCTCAGTACGTGCGTGACATGGCTTAGATTTGACAGGGCGCGCACAGGCTCTAAAATCTCTCATAGAAACCCTGACAGGGACTCGGCCGCGAGTCCCTTTTTTGTTTTATGAACACAAACTTCTTTGTCAGAAAAGACGCGAATGGAAAGTACCGCTGGATCGGTAGTCACACGAACTCATTTGAGGACTTGGATGATGACATACTGACGGCCGAATCCCATCTGGAATTTGCCAAAGCGATTGATTCAGGCGAGTACCCGCTACCCCCACTGTATCTAGCCCACGAAGAACTATGGAAGATCGGTAAGACAGATCTGATCGTCGTGGATGAGATCGGACCGGGGACGGTGTTTGTGATCACGACAGGGACTTTTGATGAAGGAATGGACAAAGTTGCGGAAGTCCTATCGGGCGTTCCCGTGGCTATGTCGCATGGGCTGTACGTGCTGCAATCCGGCGAGTTCAAGGGTAAGAGAGCCATCGAGCGCTATCAGACCATTGAAATCAGCGCCTTGCCGGAAGGTGTCGCGTTGCCAGCTAATCCTAGAACCTACTATGTAGTGGAGGATCAAATGGGAATCAAAGACAGCGTGAAGCGTGGTAAGCTGGCTGGATTACTCGGTATCGACACTGTGGAAGAGATCGAGTCGGCCAACAAGGACATTGCCACGAAAGCGAAGGATGACGGTATCGTCTTCAAGGAAGCCGAAGCTACCGGCGAAGTCACTGAAGCCGCTGAGGTTGCCGAAGAGGTAGCCGCTGAGGTTGAGGAGACGGCCGAAGTCGCTGAGGTGACTGAGGAAGTGACGGAACCGGCACCCGCGTACGTCACAGAGGAAGCCTTTGAGGACTTCGCCAGCTTGGTTGGTGAAATGCTCAAGGAATTCCGCAAGGCAATCACTGAGGATGTCGCCAAGAGTATTGGTGACTTGTCAGCCAGCGTCACGGCCGCCAACGAGCGGCTTAACGAAGCTGGAAACGAGATCAAGGCCCTCAAGAAACATCGGGATACACCGCTGGCTGCCCGCCCCGGCTACGAATCCTTGATGAAGGCCATGATCGAAGACAGCAATGACACGAAGGCCGGTGATGAGGCCGTACCGGCTGAAGAAGAGAAAGCGCGGAAGACTCCCGCGTCTGCCAACGGCGCTCTTGGTTTGGTATACGCACTTCTGGAGGAATCATAAGATGTCTGAACAACGGAATTTCGCTGAGAAAGTCGCCCCGAACGCACAATACTACGGTCCGGGCGGCTTTATGAGCACTCCCGCGCTTGAAAATCCTGTCATCTCGACTCATATCCGGCCGATGGGCTTGGATGAGTATCTCCCGGCTTACCCGGCGACAGTGGTCAACCCGCTGTACCCCGTGTTTACTGGTGTGACTGACGAAACGGGCGCTGAGCCTGCCACCGTCTGTGATGATGGTCCTACGGCGCTACTCAAGGGCGCTACTATGACGGCCAACTTCGGCCGCATCATGCGCTCAACCCCTGTCATGGACAAGGGGCAGTTATCCGAGACCGTTCGTGGGCAAACGACTGACCTCAGCCTCTTGGCTGCTCAGGGCGCACCCGGCGGCCGCCTGAATGTCGGGAACCTGTCGGTTCCTACTGATGATATTCTCCGTTACGCCACTCGTGGCGCGTTCTTCGTTGTGGGCACCATCCTGCAACGCAAGCTGTCCCGCATGTTGTGGGCTGGCAACCCGGCGACGAACAACCCGGCGACTGACGGCTACCGTGAGTTCCCCGGCTTGGACTTGCAGATCGGCACCGGCCGTGTAGACGCGCTGTCCGGTGTGGCTGTCCCGTCCCTTGACTCCTATGTCGTGAACGCCAACTATGCCAACGTCAACGACTACGGCATCGTCGCCGCGCTTGAGGACATGGAAGCCCGTCTGCGTAACCGCGCCATGAACCACTTCGGTACGGCCGAGTTCGCTCTCGTCATGCTGCCGGAGATGTGGGACCAGTTGACGCGCATCTGGCCGATTCAGTACAACACGACTCCCGGCATGTACGTCATGCCCGGTATGTCGAACGTGTCTGTTTCTGTCAACGCTGACGCAATGGTCGCCGCCCGTGATGAAATGCGCCGGACACGCCGCATCACCATCAACGGCTACGACTACCCTGTCATTCTGGATCATGGTATTGCTGAGGAGACCACGGCCGATGTCGGCTCTCTAGACCCCGGCACCTATGCCAGCACGATCTACTTCATCCCGCTTACTGTGGCTGGCGGCTTCCCCGCTACCCGCATCGAGTACCTTGACTTCCGCGTCGGTATTGCCGAAGAGCAGCGCGCCGGTCTCAACACCGGCTTGGTCTGGACTGACGATGGTAAGTACATCTGGTCGGCCAAGGAAGAGCATACCTGTTTCTGGTTCCGGGCGCGCATCGAGCCGCGCGTTGTCCTGCACACGCCGCATCTGGCTGGCAAGATTCAACGACTGGTTGTTGCCCCGCCGAGCCACTACGAATCCCCGTACCCGGATAGCGCCTACCACGTCAATGGTGGTCTGAGTGTCCGGCCGATGGAGACGTTCTACACTCCTTGGAGTGCCTAATCAGCAAGTTTGATTAACCCACTTGGTGTAGGGGCTGACCCACAGCCCCTACACACTTTACAAAGGTGAATATGAACCCTTTTTCATCTCTCCTGAAATCTCGTAAGTTCTGGCTGGCTGTTCTTGCTTTTGTGCAGGTGCTAGTCTTTACTTTGAAGCCATCATTCCCTCAAGAGTTATGGGCGGCCATCAATGAGGTCCTGCTCGTTCTGATCATCTCCGTGACCGTCGAGAATGTAGGTACGTTTGCGGCGGCCGCCATCGCGAAAGACTCGGCCTTTCAGTACCGGGCTGTCGCCCTGACTTCCGAAACGTCACGATGGCCGTGGCTGTTTCGTTCACGAAAGTTCTGGCTTGCCGTCTTGGCTGTTGTCCAGACCGTTGTATTCTCGTTACTACCTGAGTTTCCTGATGAACTGTGGCAGGGTATCAACACGGTGTTGATGGTCGTCATCGGGATGTACGCAGTTGAGGATGTTGCCGCTACCGTGTCATCGGCCGTGAAGTTTCGCCAAGAGTAGACCCTTGAAGCAGGAGAACCTAGGTGAGCACAGCTACAACTTCTCAATGGATTCTCCTGTATGGATATGTCATCACACTGGCCGTATGCACCTTCTTCTTCTTGACGAATAGGCGCGTACGGCCGGTTGCTTTTGCTGTCGGCTTTGTCGCCCTCACCCACACGGTCTACTACCTAGCCTTCTTGGTGTATCCAGGGTGGCTTGATGGAGTACAGACCATGAACTTTTCGATAGCGATCAGGTTCCACATCCTCTTCACCGGAATTGCATCCCTCATTCTCACCGTCTTGCACTATAAGGCGAAAGATAGGAGAGGTAGTGAGTGATACAGCCCTCATTATTGTTGTCGGGATGCTGCTCACGGCCGTAACCTTCGCGTTCTTATGGAAGCAGGGCGTTGGGCCGGGGATCATCGAGAAGCAACAAGATAGCCTAGATAAACAGCACGTCCGTATCGAGCATCTCCAGCAGGAGATCGATGAGCTACGCACGGCCATGCTTCTTGACCGGGATCTACTGGCCGCTATTCGCGGGGAGATGAAGGAGTGGCGGCGGGGGATGCAGATCAACTTCGATCAGATGAAAGAGGCTGGACTTACGCCCCGCTGGATACCGCGTAACATGGATGAGATCCTAGATGTGCCCCGGCCGAACAGTACCCTTGCTCAAAAACTGGCTGAGCGCTTCAACGTAGAGGAGTTGGACTCTCTGGCGTACGACATCGGTATACTAGCTGACGATTTCACCGGAGAGACGAGACAGTCACGCGCAAGAGAACTTGTTCAGGTTGCCCACCGACTCGGTATGACGGCGAAGCTTAGGGAGAGGGCCGCGCAACTCAGGAAAGACTTCTAGTAGCTACCAAATGTAGCTACTGCTATAATGTGCCATGAGGCACATTATGAGAGTACGACTCACAAAGAAACTTCGAGAAAATGTAATGCGTGCGGCCGCTCTTTCAGGGGAGTCTATGGCCGCGTTTGCGCGTCGGCAAATATCTCTGTTGCCAGACAAGGATAACTCCGCTAAAAACGACGAGTGGGTAGATACTTCTATTCGCTTGAGTGATGCCGAAATTGATAAGCTGGATGGTGTGGCCGTCAGGCTGTACACCACACGTAATGGTGCGTTGAATGCTATCCTAGATGCGGCCGCATCCAAGGTAATCGGAGAAGATAATGCGCGTACGAATGATTCCGGACAGTGAGCAACTGGTAGGAGTCGGTGGAATATCGACAGTCATCACGAAGTATTACGAGCACATGCCAAAGCACGGGGTGACGTTCGTCGGGCCAACGGATCATTATGATGTCCAGTTGGTTCACGCCGGAGTGACCAACTTCGACAGCCCAAGAGGCTGTAACGTGGCATCCCTTCACGGAATGTACTGGACCGGCGATCACCCGGCCATGACGAAGCCCCACTACGTGGCAAACGCCAGAATCACAGAGAACATCAGGCAGGCGCTTGTTGTGACTGTTCCCTCAGAGTGGGTAGCACAGACAATCAGGCGCGAGTTCAGGATCAATCCCTACATCGTTCCTCACGGTGTGGACATAGCCGATTGGGAAGGCGGCCGTGACGAAGGTTTCGTCTTGTGGGCGAAGAACACGGTGTCCAACGTCTGTGACCCCACTCCGGTCATAGAGGCATCCAAGATTCTCACGAACGTCCCGTTCGTCTCCACCTTCGGCCCCAACACGTCAAACTTCAGCGCCAAGGGCGCGCCGTTCACCGAACAGGAGATGAGAAAGGTGATGCTTGGATGCTCTGTGTACCTATCCACCTCTCAGGAGACGTTCGGTATCGCCACGCTTGAGGCGATGGCGGCCGGGAAGCCCGTTGTAGCGTTCAATACCGGGTTCCAACCCGTCATTCACAGGGTGACCGGCTACATAGCCAGAAACGGAGACATCGATGACTTCGTTCATGGAATCAAGTGGGCGATGGAACACAAGGAGAGGCTCGGCCAGAACGCCAAGATGGTAGCGGCGAATTACACGTGGGACAAAGCGTGTTTAGCCATGATTGAAGCGATGATGGCGGCCGAAGATCTGACCAAGAGAAACAAGACTGTCACCGTCGTCATCCCCTACCGAAACAAGGGTCATGTCCTGCGCGAAGCAATCGACAGCGCCTTGACTCAGCAATGCTCAGAGCCGGTCAAGGTCATCGTGGTGGATGACGCATCTGATGACCAGATAGCCAAGGAGATGACTGACGCTTACTCAAAGAAGCAGGTCAAGTACGTTCGTTTACAGGAGAGGTCTGGCGTAGCGGTTGCCAGAAATGTGGGGATCGACTTGGCTCTTGGGGAATACATCGTCTGTCTGGATGCTGACGATATGATGGCACCGGGGTACATCGACACCTGCTACCGAAAGCTTGCTCATGACCGAAGCATCGGGATAGCCTATACCGGGCTAGGACAGATCCACGAGAAGGGTATCGTCAAGTCGGAATGGCCGGGAGAGTTCGACTTCTGGAGACAGGCGGCCGGGCACAATCAGGTGCCGACAGCGGCTATGTTCAGGAAGGAGATGTGGCGCAGAGTCGGCGGCTACCGGGCGCGGTACACACGCTATGCGCGGCTAGGGTTCGGCTCAGAGGACGCGGCTTTCTGGCTGCACGGAACAGCCATCGGCTACCGGGCGGTGCAGGTCACGCCCGAGCCTCTGTTCTGGTACCGGCCGGGTGGATCTACATCCCGTAGCGGCTACCGGGAACTCCCGTGGCACAACTTCTACCATTGGGACGCTCTTGGCTATCCGGCCGGGGCACCACCGAAGGGCACAATCCCGTCATGGCCGGTGAACATTTACGATCCGCCCAACGTGTCGGTGATTATCCCTGTCGGTCCGGGGCACGAAGGGTATCTGCCTGATGCAATCGATAGCGTTGAGGCGCAGAGCTATCGCCGGGTTGAGGTCATTGTCGTGTGGGACAGCCCGGAGAAAATCCCGTCTTGGTACACGACAGGCTATCCGTACGTCAAGTTCATCAAGGGAAAGGGATCTATGGGCGCTGGCGCGGCCAGAAACCTAGGGGCAAGCAAAGCCCGGACTGAGTTCGTCGTGTTCTTGGACTCTGACGATATGATGCTTGCGGGGTTCCTTGAGTCGGCCGTGAGAGAGTGGAACAAGCACAGGGCGATCATCTACACGGACTACATCGGGAGTCATGATATTCCAGAGGGGCAAGACCCGAAGAAGCTGAAAGGATACACCGGCCATGACCCGCTCATGGGTGTAGCCTACAACCGGAACAGGCTGTACGACTTTGACCCTGAAAAGGCGAAGCGGCAGCCGGAAGAGATTCCGTACGTGTGGAGTCTGGTCACCTGCTTCCTACCACTCAAGTGGTTCAAGGCAATCGGCGGGTTCAAGGAAGATCTTGAATCGTGGGAAGATTGGGATCTCCATGTACGTCTGGCGAAGGCGGGGTATCCCTACTTCCATCTGAAAGATTGGCTGCTACACTACAGGGAGAATCTTGGTAAGAGATCCACGGAAGCGGAACTCCGCTGGAAGGAGTGGAATCTACCAGAGAGGATAGGTTGAGATGGCATGTTGCGGAAGCAAAGCAAAAAAGGAGTATCTAGCGATGCAAAAGGTAGCACCTCAGTTGGTTGATGTCATGTATCAGAAGGAAGGTCAAGTCGGCGCGGTCCCTCTCACGTCCGTGACGTACGGAGACAACGGCCGTCCCCTCTCCCTTGGCTCTCGTGCCAACGGAGACGTGTTCAAAGTCCCGGTTCAGGATGTACTTGCTCATCCTGATTATTTCCTGACCCCAAGCGGCAAGCGGTTTGTCATCAATGGGGCGACTGTCGAAGATCCCGACAAGGCTTCTACCCCGGTCTCTCTTGAGCCGGACAGCCTGATTGGTCACGCGGATGACGGAACCCCCATTCTGCTTCAGGACGCGATGGATGAGTTGTCCGGCGCGTTCGGTACCAAGAAGGCCGCCGAAGCCCTGATCGGGGAATCCGTCTATTCCGTTGCCGCTCTGGAAGGAGTTGACGACGAGTGGCTTGAGGGAGTTGTCGGCAAGCGTGCGGTAGGAACCTACCGGAAGAGCCTTGAGAAAGCGGCCGAAGAGGCCAAAGAAGCAGTAGAAGATGCTGACCCCTCTTAAAGATAATATTACTCTTGTTCTGGCTGCCGATATGGCAGCCAGAACATACATAGAGGATCTAGGTCCGGGTAATATCTTTCTTACAAGTTATGAGTTCTTTGATAGGCGCGGGAAAGCCGGTAGTAAGCTGTCCGAAGGAGTGGCGCAAGCCCTCAACTGCGTCAAGTGCCTTTCCCTCTGGCTGGCCTTGGCCATGATCTTGCTTCGTTCAGTCAGTCGGCCGCTCTACCTGCTGATCACCGTTCCTCTGGCCGTGTCCCGTGTGGTGACATGGCTGACGGATGTATCTGAGTTTTTCTCCCCGAACCCCTCTGATTTGACTAGGCCATAGTTGCCCGTACAATAACCGTAGAACCCTTACAGGGACTCGAACGCGAGTCCCTTTTTTGTTTTATGGCTACAACAATCGTCACCACAGGTACCCCGGTCCCTCAGACTCCGCCAGTCGTGCCTAACGCTGGCGTGATGCCTCTTCCGTATACCCGGATGCCGCTGTCGGATTGGGCGGCCAGACTTGGCCTTAACCCGGTTCACTTTGCTGGCGGTGTCATCTCCGGCCGCTTCATGAGAGAGGCGGCCTGTTCTTCCCCGTGGCCAAGATACACGTGGCAGGACGGCGGGGTGAACCTCAGCCATACAGATGTGGCGCTGTCAATCGCGACGGCCGAATCTCTGATTGAGGAGTACCTTGGGTACCACGTGGCACCACGCTGGCGCGATGAGGTTCACGCCTATCCGCGTTACAAGAACCTCTACCGCACACGCGGGGTGAACGTCACCGGCCGACGGCCTGCAATCCAGATGGAACGGAGCAAGATCCTGTCCGTTTCCCGTGAGGCAAGGGAGTACATCGGGACATTTCCTGTGTCCTATCAGGACTTGGACGGTGACGGGTTCGCGGAGATCGCTTACGTATCCGTGACTGGCGGGGCAGACATCGATGTAAACGAGATTGCCCTGTTCCCTGTCGGCCTGAGCGATCATCCATCATGGCAGATACGATACCCGAAACGATGGGGGAACGTGGCCGGAGATACGTACTTCCTGATTGACTTCTGGTTGATGTTTGATCAGGAGATACTTTCTCGTATGCCGGGGGAGACCTACATCCCTCTTGACGCGGCCAATCCGGCAAACCTGATAGACCACGTAGACGTTTACCGCGTGTATCAGGAGACGGCCGGTGCCGTGAATCTGACTTGGGAAGAGGGTTCGTACTGCCTGCCTGACGGCAGTTCCTCACTGACGACGACAGGGATCGTAAGAGACCCTGAGACCGGAATGGTAGCGCCTACTTGGAGTTACGGGGCGCTGGCCGGACGGCTCACGCCTGATCTGGCGAACATCACCTACTATTCTGGCGCTCAGTCCAGAGAGTATATCGCGGGATACACACTTAATCCGCTCGGTGGGCATCTGGCGGACGCGGTGTTTTATCTTTCCGCTGCAAGAGTGACACGAGATATCTGTGGTTGCGCTGAAGCACGGGCACTCGTAGCAGACTTGCGGACGGATATGTCATTAGTTTCTCCGCAGGGCAACTTCCTTGCGGTGGCCGACGCAATACAAGTTGCCCCGTTCGGTACGCGACGGGGAGAGTGGTTGGCCTACAAGTCCTTAACCCTACTCGATAAGCATATAGAGGTCGCGTTGGTCTGACCCTAGAAGGAGTAACATGGCACAGAATAACATCTTAAGAACTACTCAGAGCCGCGTTTTCATGACGCTCTCTAAGAGTTCACCGGCTGTGAAGCCGCTGTTCCAAGACTGCATGGTCTTGGGCGGCATCTCTCAGTCGTTTGGAGATCGCGAACCGATCTTCTGCCAAGACCCGTATCGCATCGGCCGCTACAAGATCATCGGCTTCACGGAATCTCCGGCCGAGTCTGTGGAAAGCAGCCTGAATGCGCGCTTCCCGTTCACCGCTCGTTCGGCTCTGATTCAGGCCGCTCGTGCTCAAGCCCCGGTTGACCTTCACGTCCACATGGGCGCTATCGGCTCTAACCCGACTGTGTTCAACGCTTGGACTAAGAAGATCATCTTTGAAGGCGCTCGTATTTCGTCTGTCGATATTGACGAAGTGGGCGCGCACGACGAAGACACCCCGGTTGGCCACTCTGTGGACATCACGGCCGACGACTGGTACGAGATCGTACCCATGTCGTTCTCTGAGCGCGGCACATCCGTCAGCACGGAGATTGCCGGTGATGTGGCCCTGTTCTACAACGGCCGTCTTGAGTTGCAGCCCCGTGAGCGCGTCATGGCTTTCGCCGTGATGGCTGGCGACGGCTCGACTACCAGCCCCTCTCTGCTCTATTCGCTGGATCAGGGAACGAACTGGTACGCGGTTGAAATGACCAGTGTCACCACCTCCGGAGAGGCTAACGGAGTCGCCGTGGTTGGTGACTACGTGACTGTCGTCGGCGGAACCGGCACGGCCGGGAAGCTTTTGTACACGCGCTGGTCCGGTCTCAACACCGTGACCACGCCGACTATCACCCAAGTCACCACGGGCTTTGTCACGTCGAAGATCCCGAACGACATCTACTCCATCGGCTCTGTCGCCTTCGTGGCGGCCGATGGCGGGTACGTCTACAAGATCTCTGACACCCCGTCCGGTGTATCAGTCATGTCTGCGGGAACTGCTTCCACACAAAACCTGTTCGCCATCGCCGCTTTTGACGAAAACGTCATCGTCGCCGTTGGCGCTAGTAATACCGTTCTGGTCTGCACGGATGGTGACAACTTCTCCGCCGTGACCGGCCCCGCTTCCGGCACCGCCCTGACGGCCGTCGCCTGCCTGAGCGAGACGGTGTTCCTTGTTGGTACTGCTGACGGAAAACTCTTCTTCACGCAGGACGCTGGTGTTTCGTGGACTCAGAAATCGTTCCAAGGTTCCGGCGCGTCTGGCGCTGTAGTCAACGACTTGGCCTTCGCTAACTCGATGGTTGGGTACATGGCGTACGAAGCTACGGGCGCTTCCGGAATCCTGATGACCACCGATGGTGGTTACTCTTGGGACTATGTTCCTTCGGCCGGACTCCTGTCCTACTCGACGGGGTATCTTGGTATCGCCGCTTTGCGCGACGACCCGAACATCGTCCTTGCCGCTGGTCCGAATGAGAACGACACGGCCGGTTCCCTAATCATGGGCGAGCCTGTCGCTTAAGAGTTTTATAGTCAAGACATACTTGGAGGTATGACATGCCTAGTGAGATCATCACCCTGAAGTCAGGGACACGTATTCGCATCAAGCCGGTTCCGGCTTTCACTGTTGAGCGTATTCAGACGCTCGTGAAGATGCCGGAACCGCCTATCTTCTACGACGAAGAGTCTGGAAGAGATATCGTCAACCCCACAGATCCCCAATACTTGGCGGCCGTTCAGGAAGCTGAGACGCGGCGAATCGCCGTATCCATGCTGGCGGCCGTCATTTTCGGCACCGAACTGGTGGACGCCAAGGGGAACAAGATTCACGCCCCGACTCCTGAAGAGGATGATTGGGAAGCCAAGCTGTCGTACATGGGAATCGACTGGCGAGAAAAGCTGATCGAAGATGTTCCCATGCCGCCCGGTGCGAATCTGGACTTTGCTCGTGACGCTTGCTACCTGCTTTACACGCAGATGGAGAATGATGAGATTCAGATCATCGCCTCTAAGACGCTAGGCGGGGAGGCGTACGCGACAGCCGTGGACACCTTTCAGGGTACAGAGACACGGGGTAGCACTAGACCAGTACGCCCTAAGCGGAGCAAGCCGTCTTGATGTAGGGATCACCTACTCAAGATCTTTCAGAGAGATAAACGCCTGTGTGGCCGCCGGTCTGGACTACAGCAAGTGGAGAGACGGCGGCTACGAAAGAGATTTGATGGATGAGGTTCTGGCTTGGCACGACTTAACTGGACTGATCAACTCTCACGTTGAGGACGCGAAAGCGGCCGAGATGAAGAAGAGCCAGAAGAAAGGCAGAAAGGGTAAGAAGAAGTAAGATGCCATCACTCGCGCAAGTCGGTGCGGTAGCAAGCGTATACGGTGTCAACCGCTATGTAAGCGGCATGAGGCAGATCGCGACGGAAACGTCTCGTACCAGCGCCACTGTCCGTACGGCTACCAAGCTGATGAGCGGCAATCTCTTCACCGGGCTAGGTGCCGGGTTGAACAATGTTGGTAACCAGATCAAGATGATCGGGAACAACATTGCTCAACTCGGCTTTGCTTGGAGTACCACCTTCGGCATTCTGGCCGTAGCCGGTCTGAGCGCGATGGTCCGCGCCGGAATGGAGTACGAGCAAACCCTACAGAATATCCGGCATCTGACTAACTCCTCAGAAGAGGAGATGAACGCTTGGGCGCAGAAGCTACTTGAGCTTGGTCCCAAGCTTGGTAAGATGCCGCAAGAACTGGCGGAGAGCCTGTACTTTATCAAGTCAGTTGACTTGCGCGGCGTGACGAATCAGCTTGAGGTTCTTGAGGCCACGGCTATGGCTTCGGCCATCGGCATGGGGCAGATGGAACCCATTACTAAGTCTGTCGTGTCTATCCTTGAAGTCTATGGCGACACAGGATTGACCGCGACAGAAGCCACGAACGGCCTTCTCGTCTCAATCCGTCTTGCAGCCTTTGAGGCTGACGGCCTGACCAGATCCTTCGCCCGTGCCCTGCCGTTTGCCAAGGCGGCCGGTATCAGCTTCGGTGAAGCGGCCGGTTTCCTTGCCATGTACTCCAGAGATGGCGCTTCGGCCGAGATGGCCACAACCGCGCTCATCAACACGCTCAACTTCGTCGTTGACCCGACGCAAGAAGCGAAGGACACGCTTGAGGAGTACGGCTGGTCCATCCAGAGCGTTCGTGACTCAATCGCCGGACCGAATGGACTCAACGGTACGCTTGTCGTTCTGGCCGAGACGATGGGAACGGACATCGCCCGTCTGTTTACAACACGCGCGACATCCGGCGTGCTGGCCGTCACTGATCAGGCTGACGAGTACAGGAGAATCGTTCAGGAGATCGAAGCGGCCACAGATCTGGCCGTGGGTGAAATCAGCGAACTGGAAGAGGCGTTCCTTGATTACTCAAAGGGCGTGAACTTCGCGTGGAACGCCACGAAGGCTGGCTTCCAAGCGCTGGCCATTCAGGGCTTTCAGGCGATCAAGGCACCACTGGCGGCCGTCCTTCTCCAGCTAAGAGATTTCTTGGATGTCATCAGGGAGATCGTCTACAACAATCCGATGCTGGCTGAGATGGCCCTACGGTTCATCCTGATCTCGGCCGCTATGGGACCGGCGCTCATTATCCTAGGCGCGTTTATCAGGTCAATCGGAAATGTGATGACCCTGCTTGCCGTCCCCCTGCGGTTCGTCGGCTACATGTTGCAGATTGTCCAGACGAACGCGCTCGGCCTGTTCATCCTCTTTCATGGTGTAGGGAAGGCGGCCGTCAGGGGGCTGCAAACAGGTCTCCTCAACTCCATGATGGTCATGAGGATGTTTGTCCGCCAGTTGTGGGTGACGAGAAACGCGGTCTTCGCCCTCACGGCCTCATTCCTTCACCTGAATACTCTCAGCCGCAGGCTGATTAGCGCGAATATCGCTTTCCCGTTCGTTATGCTCGGCGGGTCAATCATCAGGGCGAACAGGCTGTTCGTTTTGCTGATGACGACTATCAGCCGGGGCGCATTCCGGTTCGCCGCGTTTGTCTCAGCCTTTAATGCGACCGCGCTTATCGCGAAAGTGACGGCCGTTCGCACAGCCTTTACCGGCTTGGTCTCTTCTGTTGTTGCCAGCAGGTTTGTCGCCATATGGGTTGGCGCGTTTAACACAATCAGCATGGCGGTATCCGGTCTGGTTGCGCGAATCGCGTTCCTCTTTCCGGCGCTTGGGGCGCAACTATCCAGAATGGGATTCATGCTGACTCTCCGGCTTGTTATGCCGGTCCGCGCGGCCGTGGCCGCTGTTGTGTCAGCGTTCAATATTCTCCCGATGGCGTTCGGTCTCGTTCTGGCAGCCGTTCACGGAGTCCTGTGGGCTATGGATAGGGCGATCATGGCCGTGCTCAGCCGGATCGCCATGAACATGAGCATCACGATGCTCAAGCTGTGGGACGCGGTGTTCTTTGCTCTCACGAACATCGCCGGGGCATTGATAACGGCCGTATCTCAGACAGTCGGTCTTGTCCTTACGTCGATGTTCTCGGCCATTATGGCGATGATACCCACGGTCATCTCTGCGGCGGCCGCAGCCGTTGGCGCAATCACGTCAATCGCCGGGGCCATCGCCGCCATCGCCGCGCCTGTCGTGGCGGTGGGCGCGGCCATCGCTGGTGGAATCCTGCTCATCGCTTCTGCGGCCGGGGCCGTCAAGAAAACATTCACTCGTGTCCGGTCGGACTTGAACCGCATCGCCCCTACTATCGGCGGGGACATGCGCGGCCACGGCCGGAACATCATTGAGCAGTTCGCTCAGGGTATGCTTGACGGCCTGATCGCTGTCGTTCAGGCACTCCGCTATATTGGAAGAGTCATCAAGTCTTGGCTGCAACCCGGCTCACCGCCTAAGCTTTTGCCTGACCTGACCATTTGGGGTAGCGGGGCGATGTCAGCCTACATGGAAGGCTGGTCAGAGTTCGACTTCTCCGCGTTCAGCGAGATCTCTGACAAGTTCCGGCAGTTCTTTACCTCTCTCCTGCCAGCAGACGCGACCGCTCTGGATGAGGCGAACGTCATCGGAAGCCTGATTGAGTTCAGGGACTTGATGGCATCCGCGTTCAACGAGATCGATGCTGTCGGTATGGTGTCTGATACCATATGGGCCTCAATCAACGCTGGACTACAGGGCGCGTCTCAGGAAATGCAGAACTACGTGCGCCTGACACTGATGGCGGCCGAAGCGCAAGAGCGTGTCAAGGAGATTCAGGAACAGATCAATGCGGTTCAGGCGCAGTTCTCCGAGCAGCTTGCGCCGATTGACAAGCGGCTGGCCGAGATCGCTGACATCCGGCAAGAGGCTGTCGATGATGACCGCATCAAGGAACTCGAACGCATCATCGCGGACCCGCGTGCCAGCGAACGGGCCAAGATGCTGGCCGCTCTGGAGATTGAGGAGATCGGCCTACAGGCAGACAAGGCCGAGATCGAAGAGGAGAGAGATCTACAGCTTGAGGCTCTTCAGGCGCAGCTTGACCTTGCTCAGTCCGAGTACGAGCAGATAGCGTACCAAGCGCAACTGGCCGAAGAGATGCTGGCTCTGCAAATTGAGCAGAACGAGCTAATGCGCGAGTGGGCCAAGGCTTTGCAAGAGGCAGAGGAAGAGGCGGCGGCGGCCGAAGAGGAAGCGGCGGCCGGGGAAGGGGAGTTCGTCGGTGGCGCGTTCCCCGAAGTTGGGGAACCGCCCGACTTGGGAGATCTAGGCGATCTTGAGGGGCTTGACTTCGGTGATCCGACACGCGCTCTGGATACGAAGCTGCAAGAACTGAGAGAAGAGCTTGGCGGCCTTGCCAGCGATGTGGCTGGTATCGGCCAGTTGATTTGGGAACGGATGAATGACCTGTGGAACAGTCGGCTCAAGCCGATATGGGATGGAATCATCAACCATCCGTTCGTTCAGGAGATCTGGCAGACACTACAGGATACCGTTGGCAATACGATAGACAGGTTCAACGAGATGAAACCGTCGCTTGATGGCGTGAGCCAAGCGATGGACTCCCTGCGGCCGCTGGCCTACACGCTTGGCTTGATCGTCGTCTCTCTGGTCAATGCCTTCGGGAATTTAATCACGAACCTTGGCGGCATCTTCGGCTCAATCCTGACTAGGCTAACCGAACTAGCGCCTAGCATCGATCAAACATTCGGTGGAATTCGGGACATCATCAGCGGTGTCATGCGGATGATCAACGGGGACGTAGAGGGTGGATTTGAGGAATTGAAGGGCGGAATACAACAAGCCTTGTTTGGAGTCCTCAGCTTCATAGGCACTCTATTTGCCGGTATAGTGGACATCGGTATCAGGATCTTAGCATCTGTCGCAGATTTCGTATTAACCTTCGTAGACAGGATTCTACAGGGCATACAAGAGGCCACAGGAATCAACACGGAGAAGCTTCGCGCATGGATTGAGGAAGCTAAGCTGTGGCTTCAAGAACTGCTCACAAACACTGACAACATCGGCCTTCTTCTGTGGCAGAAGATGGTGGAGATCTGGAACTCCATCGTTGAGAGCGTGAGAACGAAGTGGGAAGAGATACGCCTTGCCATCGCTGAGAAGGTAGAGGCCATCCGGGCGGCGATAGCGGAGAAGGTTGAGCTAATTAAAGCGCCGTTCGTGTCACTGGCCGAGCGAGTCACCGAGTTCGCCACGAAAGTGGGGGAGACGCGGGACCGCGTTGTCACGTCAATGGAAGAGATGAAGGCCGGAGTAGACGAGAAGTTCGCGTCTATCCGGGAGTTCATACAGTATCTCGTTGACAGATTCCAGTATATGCGCGACAGGATTCAAGCGTTCAAGGATCTGGTCATCGGTGACATGACGATCCTTGCTCAGAGGTTGCTGGACAAGTTCATTGAGATCACGGGCGGCATAGATAAGTGGCAGATACGTATTGACACCTTCCGACGCGGCTTTGAAGTGTTTAAGACGCTCATCAATCTCTACATGGAGAATGTCCGCGACCGATTCAGTATATTGATAGAAGCGATCATCGGCTTCTTCAAGGATCTGGCCGAGAGGGTTGAAGTTCACGTCTTGGCTTCGTTCCGCAAGTTCAAGGCCGAAGCAATCCTTGTCTTCAATGCGTTCAAGGAAATCATCATCGACAGGATACAGCTTGTCATAGATATCTTCACGGCGCTAGAAGAGTTCGTCAAGGGCGCGTTGACGAAAGCGATTTCCGATTTCAAGGAATATGCTGTTGGGTGGATACAAACAGTCAAGGCTCAGATCGTTGGGAACGTTGAGGCAATGATAGGCGCTTTCAACTCCTTCATGGGCACGATTGAGGGTATATACAACTGGCTGAGAACCCACGTGTTCCGTATCCAGACAGAGGGCGACCTGCCAAGCGTCGGCGGATCTGGCGGGGGTGGCGGCGGCAATGCGCCACCGGGCGGTTATCCGCAGGCGGCTCGTGGCGGCTTCTTCAGGAAAGGGAAGCCGGTATGGGTCGGCGAAGAGGGGATCGAGCTATTCGTTCCACATGATAACGGCTCGGTGGTTCCCAATAATCGCCTAGAGAAGCTGATGAGAAGTCTCTATATTATGCGACCAGAAGGAGCAATGATGATAGGCAACAGCGCGCCAATGATTTCGTTCGGAGATACGTATATAGACAACTCTCTCGACGCGATTAAACTTGAGGCCAGAATACGAAGTGTCGTCATTCGGATGATGGATAGACAGAGGTAGAATGTCTTTATTAAGAATACGTGGATACACAAAAGGAATATCGTTATCGACGGCCGGTAATTCTGTCTACAACATCTCATCATACGCTATGGGAGTGCCGGTTACTGATGACGAGAGATCCGGCGCAACGGCATACTGTGAAGACTCCCTGACCTTTCAGATCGTTGGCAAGAATGCGGCGTCAGTATCAAGGGCTGTGAGCAACCTGTATAAAGCGCTTACTGAGGCCAAGCGCTTCGGGAACGCGGAGTCGGCCATTCCGGTATACCTTGAAATCGTACCAAATGAGGCGGTTGGGGAGGCTGTACAAACTCGCACGTTATGGGCAGTTGTGCTCGATTTTGATTTCCACGAACTCAACGACCCGCTCGACTCAGTCAACGGAAACGTTATTCGAGATGCTACTTTGGCAATCAAACGAACCGTGTGGGGAAGTGTTCCGCCACAAGAGTCGCCAAACGCTTTTAGCTACCCGGTAGAAGAGGATGGTCTGGCAACAAGTTCGTTTGACTTCGCGCGAGTCATCATCTCTCAGAGTAGATGGCGCTCGACCGGTGTTTGGCACAACCCTACCTACGGATTTGACGAACACAAGGCTCTTTACACGAACAACCATTTTCGCCAGAATAACATTGATTACGTGGCGAACCTGCTACTCCCGAATGCGGTGAACATACAGCCGACAGTCTTCGTTAATGACTATCCGTTCGGGAATCTGGCGACGACACTCAATGTCTCCTTCGGATCTGTTCAAAGATTTAATGCCATTGCTGTCGAACTCGGGGCCGCAACCGGAAAGACGATGTCAGATCTAAATCTTGCTTATTGGAACGGATCTGCGTGGATAACAATACCCAAGAACAAGATAACAGATTTCTTCGATCTCGGATCGACTGGCCAGAAGTACATCCAGTGGGTATCTCCGGAGGGAGACTGGGTTAAGGAAAACGTCAATGGGATGAACGCTTACTGGGTGAAGCTTTTGGCCACCCCGTCATCCGGTTCGTTCACCACTCAGCCTAGGCAGGACCAGCAGTTGATTCATACGCCGAGTCTTCCATACGTCGATGTAGTCGAGCCTGTCGGCGGAGATGTAAATAGTCCTCTTGCAATCCGGATCATTCCGCTTGAACCTTGGAAGCACGTCACAGAAGATCCGGAGATGATGTCAACCCAATACAACAAGCTCATGGACTCAGTCATTATCGCGTCGTCCAGACTCATTGAACCAGATAGACATGTGCAAGATCCGGGAGTTGGTTTTTATACGCTGGCTCAGGATGCGACGATCTCTCCGGCCACCCTGTCGAACGGCGCGGTGTGGCAACAAAACCCGATGGAACCCGGTTCCTTTGCGGCATATCCTTTTTCAGAGAGCACGGACGGCCACTACGTGAGAATTATCAAAATGAACGTTCCGGCACGGCCGGGTGCCTACCGGATATTCGTGCGCTACAGGGTGACGGCGCCCGGAACGCAGACCGGCCGCATCAGCTTTAGGGTGGCTGTGTCTGAGGCGCTAAAACCAGAGACAGTGGATCTGCCCGTTAAGTCGATCAAGACCGCGCCACACAATGTCAATCTGGACGCGATGTACGCTGGACATACCGGGACGACACTGCTGGCCGATATGGGTGTTGTCAGCTTGGCACCAGACGTACTAAGAAACCCGATTGACATGCCCTACAGCGTCGGTCTGTCAATCGAAGTAAAGACGGCCGACTTCACTCAGGGAAAGCTTGCCTTCGTTGATGTAATCACACTTCCGGTCAACGAGTATTACACGGTAATAGAGGGCCAGAGACCGATTCTACCAATTCACCACGTCAGGAACTCCGGCGTTGTAAATAGAGAGGATGCGGCGAAGGGGGTGTTGTTTCAGCCAGTGTATCTGGCTGAAGACCTGCTCCACATTACCGGGATGCCACACGTTGGTACGCGCGCGTACGTTTCTTCGTCACACACATGGGGTGCAAGTCGAAGGGCCATAGCGACGCAACTTGCTGTAATCGGGGGCGGGAATATGACTATCGAGCCGGATTACGGCCGCCGATTCTGGTTCTTGTGGTACAAAAGGCAGGCCGACGGAGTTGTTTACTCGGATATATCCCACAAAGCGGGTGTTCAGATGTTCGCTTCTAGGAACTACATCACATTACCACCATCATGAAATACAGGATATCGGTTGGTAGCTGCTTGATGCAGATGTTTGGGTCAAATAATCAGATCGATAGATCTCAGATTGTCTCTATCGACGATCCGTCGAACATCTCGTTCTCAACCGTTATGTTCGGCGGATATGATTCCGCAAAATTCGATATACCGCTCGATCACATGTGGGCAAGTATGTCTTCCGTCTTATTTGGATCGGACATCAGGATATACGACGATCACGGTGTTCAGGTATGGGAAGGGTTCGCCAACAAGGTGTCGATAAGCAGCGGGGCAAGTCTGATTTCTATTGGGCCGCTCATGGAAATATCAAATAGGATAAATCTGCGGTACACGACCTACAGATGGAATACCAACCCACCAACTGGTGGAGACGAAGAAGAGACAGGTTTCATCATCGGCACAGAAGAAGCCAAGGCGTCCCTAAATACATGGGGGTCCCTGTCAGAGATCATCTCTGCGCCAAGGGAGATGTCTACGGATGAAGCACTGGAGGCGGTGATGGGGATTCTTCGGACCAAACCAAATCCGAAGTACGAGTTCTCCATATCTGACTCTAATGGTCAAGAATCCATCACGATAGAGTGTCTTGGGTACTTTCACCTGCTCAATAAGATGATCTCCGACTACTACAATAACGCGGATATCAGACCGGCCAACGAAGTGATCTCGCACCCGTTTTCTCACGCTGGTATCTTCTTCGATATGTCCGGCGTTGAGCCAGTGGGTTACGAGTTGGCGCTATATAACGCGGAGATCGAGACATCATTTGATTTCATCGAGTCCGCATACGAGCATGTTAATGCCCTGTCCGACTATGGGTTTACGTTAGGCGTATACAACAATCGGACGGTTTACTTTAGCGAGATAAAGAGACCTGACTGGCCCAGCGTGTTCGTGTCGGCCTCTACCGGCGAATTGGCGCAAGGATTCGGGATACCGCGGCCGTCTTATGTTGTGCCCGGCATGTGGGCGCAAGCGGTCGATTTTCCAACGTATATATCAGCCGCCAAGCAAGAACCGTTCATTGTGTCCGGCATAGAGGTCGCGGGTGATAGGGCATCCATCAATGCGAGTACGTTTTCTGCCCTAGACAAGATTCTAGGAGAGAGAGGTCTGTAATGCCGAAGTTTTCTAGCCAAAATTCTCGTGTCAGAGCAAACATCATGACTAATTCTGCGCCAAGGCAGCGGGTTGTCGCTGGCGTGCTGTACTACTGGGTTGGATATTGGGTTCCGGCGTCGGCCGTCGAAAACATAAGCTACAACGATTCAAACGGGAACGATTCGGAGCGGTACGTTATAAAAGTAGAAGTGATAGACGGCGTGCTAAGGGCTGTCGCCTACCCCGCGTCACCCGTCATGATCGGGTCCGACCCACCAGTAGAAGGAGATTTGTACTAATGGCAACGTATTACGTTCAGGCGGGTGTCGGGTCTGGCGGTAATGGATCGTCCGGCAATCCGTTCAAGGACATAAACGCAGCCGATGCGGCCGCATCACCCGGAGATACCATTCGCGTTCGTCCGGGTAAATACGCATCCGGCCAAGCTATCTACACGAATAACACAACATGGCTGGCGGATACCCCGTCAAATAGGCCGGTCATAGATGGTGGTTATCATATCGGTCTGGCCGTTAAAACATTCAATGGCCAAAAGAACGCGATGCCTGCGCCAACCGGATCGACGACCTGTCTCCGCATCAAGGGCGATAACGTAACGGTCGATGGCTTCGTTTGCCAGAATAGCGAGTATCACGGTATCGGGATATCCGGGGATAACGTGACCGTTAAAAATTGTACGACCTACTTCACGTACGTAAACGGTATCTTCTCGAACGCAAACAAGCCGGGCGGGACTATCGGCCTGACAATCGAAAACTGTCAGATCTATATGGCATCTATCCGCTATACTGCCGGGCCGACCGGGGCCGGACCAACCGGAGAGGCGGGTCAGCAGGGTGGGGCCGGGATGCTCCTTGGCGATATGCGCCCACCAGTTCACGTAAACGGGTTGACGGTGGGCTACTGCTTTGGAGAGGGACTTGATATCGACAAGGGTTCCCGTGGCACGGAGCAGAATCCTCTCCTGTTCGAGAATCTAAGACTATTCAATTGCAATCATACCCCGCTTTACTTCAACAGGACGGCGTGGGTTGTCGTACGCAACTTCGTGTCCTATTTTACCGATGTCGGGATAACGGTCCACGGCGGCGAGAAAGGATTGGCCAATGTGTGCCTTCGCGTTAAGGACGAGACAGAGAAGAGCGGCGTCAGAACGGAGAATATCGCCATCTATAACGGCATTGTCGTCAACGGTGGTGGATTGATCTCTTGGGGCGGCGGATCGGGCACGAACGATATGAACGGGGCGCGTGTAACGGAGACCAGAAACTTTTATTTAGGGCACGTAACGGCCGTTGTTGGTCCACACGCAGATCAGCCAGCGATCCTGATTGGCGCAAACCCCGGCAGGGAGCAGCAGGGCCTGCTTGAGAACTGCATCTTCGATAACTCTATCGGGGAGAACTTCCCCCTATCCAAGACGTCCGGAACAGTGAAGGTTGTCACCAGAAATAATAACTGGCACACGCCGCCCAGTTCGTACTTTGCAGAACCGACTAATGTTGTCGGATCTCCTGGGCTGGTGAACCCGACAAAGGTCCTCAGGACAACCGGATACCCCAACCCGAATGCGGTAAACTACTCTCAATTCAATCCGACAGACAACTTTAACGCTAATGACTATCGGCCGACCGCGCAATCTCCGGGAATCAACAAAGGTTCCACAGCGGGAAGCGCAGGCGGAACAACCGTTCCAAGTCAGGCGAGACAAAAGGATTACGGTGGCGCGAATCGTTCCGGAGTCCCGGATATTGGCGCGTGGGAGTACGGCGGGGTTATTGTGGACCCACCGGATGGAGAGGTCTTCGCCCTCTTCTCGGCATCAGATACATCCGTCCTTGTCGGGGAGACAGTAAGCTTCACTGACAACTCTTCTGCGACCGGAGACGCGAGTATATCAAAGAGAACTTGGTACTTTGGGGACGGGGCAACCAGTTCTGCAACTAACCCAACTCATACCTATAACCAACCGGGTTCGTACGTCGTCAGACTTGTAGTAGAGGATACGTCCCTGTTCCTGTCATCAGAGTATCAGGTAACGATCAACGTGGATACAGCAGTCTCGCCCCCCGGTGGCGGCGTGGTATTCGCTACTGCGCGCGTGGTGCTGCCTACTACAAGCACGGCCGGCCAGACAATTACGGCCCCCGAGCTTGACGGTCTCGTTCCGAAGTCGGCAAGACTCTACCTGACAAGGACGACGGCAAACAATACAGCCGTCAGTGGAGAGATGCTGTCCATCGGGTTCTTTGCGGATGCGGGACAATCTGGTGGCGGGACGAAGGGGAACGCCATAAGCACCAGCACAAAGCATGGTAGCGCAGCTACGGTAGCCAAGACGTTCATGGGAAGTGAGTCAGGCATGATACTGTCCGACCCGGACTTCGGCGCGTTCGGTGCTATGTATCATGTTGAGTGGGTACCGAACGGGATGGTAGTCAGCTACAGCGTTGTGCCGGGATACGAAGAGCCATTTCTGCTCACCGTTGTCTTCTGCGCGGGGAACCAGTATCACGCCAGAGTGATAGAGACGGAACTTAATAATACGGGGGTGGCACCAATCATCTCTCCCGGATTCTCGGCCGACGTAGCTACGTTCCTCTCGTCGTCTCGGTACATAGCGATAAACGATCAAGACTCCATCATGTCGATTGGGTACGCGGATAGAAATGGCAATAGCGCGGCTGTCATGAGGTATGCGGGGTCGGGGATCAGCCCGATTCGGTACACAGAGTCTCTCAATGGCTCAGAGGTCTCCAGACGCCCGTCTGGAGACGGGTACTCCATTGTGAAGGTGCAGTCATTTACGTCGGCGGGAGTGACTCTTGAGGTGACGGAAAACGATTTCAATGCGCCAATCGCCGTCCTGATGGAGTCATTCGGTGAATCGAGAGCAAAAGTGGGTGTGACAAACGCTCAGGCGGCAGCAAATGTGCTTGGCTGGCAACCTCAGTATATCGAGCATGTTGTTACATGGAGAGGGGCGGAGGGAATCGGATCGAACAACAAGGCCGGGACCATCGGCGTCCATGTTGCCGTTGATGGCGAAGAGTACACAAACTTAATCAGCGGCAGGCACAATGTAACACCGGCCGAAAGTCGTGGGATGACTTCTGACTCCATAACTGTCCTCAATAATATCGGGACCGTCTCCGCTAGGGGAACGACCTCTTTTAGCGGAACGGGGTACTCATACAATTGGACTACGGGGCCATACGACAACTACTTCTTTATCTATCTTGCCGTCGAAGTGGGTTACGGAGAGGGGGAGACTCTTGTGGCTGATTTTGAGGCAAGCACCCTGTTTGGTCAGCCGCCTCTTACAGTTCAGTTTACCAACCTGTCATCACCGTCAGCCACTTCGTTCTTGTGGGACTTTGGGGACGGGGGTATTTCCACACAAGAAAATCCGTCGCATACCTACTACGAAGAAGGGACGTTCGCTGTTACGCTTACCGTAAGTGACGGCACCAACGAAGCGACGAAGGTTGAAGTTGCGTACATAACGACGCTTATAGATCTCGGCGCATCCGGAGTTCCCTTTATTATCGGACCTTATAAGTTCCGTATTGACTCCGGAGTAACGTCCCCAATTGTGTATAGCCACCCGGAAGATGAGGAGGCAGGCACAGTCGTTCTCCCGTCCGGCTCTTCCGGAACAGTCTATATCCCCGAAAGAGCGGCCGCGCCTGTTCCGCGCGCAGGACACTCTTCCCTGTGGGTCGATTCAGAAACGAAGCAGCTAGTAATGACCACTTACGATGGAGTTTCTTACGCAATACCGGCGATAGAGATTATTCCGGAAGGGGGTGGCGGAGATCCGCCAGTGCTAGAGGCTATAGACGTGTCGTCAACCATAGAGAACGGGAATAGGGATGCTCAGCAAGACGGGGCAACGGTCAGTGTGTCGTCAACCAGAATAAACCAAGGCTCACTTAACCAGCTTGCGATATTCATCTTCCCGCTCGATGTGCCTAACGGGGCTTCTATTCAGTCCGCTAGTGTCAACTGGAACTTCACGAATGAAGAATTTTCGACACCGGACATCACGATTCGCGGACAAGCAGCCGGTAATGCCGCAGACGCAACGACCGCAAACAACGATATATCCTCTCGCCCGACAACAGACAGCTTCGTTACGTGGGTTGTCACGGAACCTCTCGGCACCGGGGGCAAGAGTTCTCCTGATATAAAGTCTATCATTCAAGAGATCGTCAGTCGGCCGGACTGGGTTCAAGGAAACAAGGTCGCTATTATCACAAGCGTGAATCAATCGTCTTCAAAAATGCGCGTCAACGCCTATGAGGCTGCCGGAGAGAAGTCGCACCTGAATGTGAGATACGTGAACTATGGGTAGTTACAACTCATCGATAGCCCAATCCACAGACGACGCCCGTATGTCAGATACCGGGGTGATGAACCTGAACGGAGCAAATATAAACGCGGGTGTCGCTGATGTCAAGTTCGGTTTTGTTTACCAAGATGTCACTATTCCACCCGGATCTACCATCACATCATGTGTCATGGACGTCTACCTACCGAATGCGTCGTACGACGATCCGAATCTGATAATACAGATGGAGGCAGCGGATACCGTATCCACATTTGGATCTAATAACTACAACATGGATAGGCCGCTCACCACTTCGTATGTCATATGGAATCAGTCATCCATTGGAACCGGGTGGATACAGACCCCTGACTTCGCGAGTGTTTTGCAGGATGTAATCGACCGCCCCGGATGGGCAAGCGGGAACGACATCTCGGTGATAATGACGTCCCTTTCTGGTTGTAATGTCCGTATAAACGCTTATGATAACGGAAACAGCACTCAGGCCGCGCTAAGTGTTGTCTACAGTGAAGGTGGTGGGCTAAATAGTAAGATGGCGCACTACAGAAGGATGAGACGATAACGCTAAGCACAAGTATGGAGAAACAGCATGTCAAAACCAGATGTGATCATGAGGGAGTACAGAAGGAGATCTACCGCCTTGCTCGACGCGCTCGGTGATGTCAATGACGTTCTGTCTGTCGTTGAGGGGGTCGCATCTGACGATGCTGGCCGCCAAGCCTTTTTCGCGGGATTTTTTACGGAGTTCCCGGATTACGACATGAGCGCTGCGACATTCTTTGATAGCGTAGTCAAGTGGCGAGAGCTTAGGACGTGGATACAGACCGCAGCTAATTTCGTTCCGATAAATCAGACTCGTACGGACTAAGTCATATGGACGGCTTTCTCAGGCAGAGCACAGCGGTAACGATTAAGATCGGCCCGTTTATTGATGACACGGACGGGAAGTCACCAGAAGATGGTCTGACGATTTCCCAATCCGATGTGAGGGTATCCAAGAATGGCGGAGACATGGCCAGTAAGTCTAGTGCGGCTTCGTGTACCCATGATGAGATTGGATACTATAACTGCGCGCTGGATACAACGGATACCGGAACGCTAGGTATCCTAGAGGTGGCCGTCCATGAGTCCGGATCCCTGCCGGTATGGCATCGATTTATGGTTATGCCAGCGAATGTATGGGATTCTATGTTCGGGGCAGACAGGCTACAGGTTCATACGGCCGAGATAACAAGTGGTCTTATAACTTCGTCCGTCTTGGCCGCTGGCGCAATAACGGCAGCCACTATAGCCACAGACGCAATCGATGGGGATGCAATCGCATCCAGCGCGGTGACTGAAATTCAATCCGGTCTGGCTACAGCATCCAGCATCTCAACTCTCGCCGGATATGTGGATACAGAAGTGGCTGCCATCCTTGCTGCCGTGGACACAGAAGTGGCGGCGATCAAGGCCAAGACTGACTTGATCCCGGCTTCCCCCGCATCCACGGGGGATATCCCCACGGCTGGCGCTGTGGCGGACGCCGTATGGGATGAGGCGATCTCCGGTCACTTGGGCGCTGGCTCAGCGGGTAACGCTTTGAACACGGCCGGGTCCGCAGGAGATCCGTGGACAACTCCTCTGCCGGGTGCGTACGGTGCCGGAACGGCTGGAAACATCTTGGGTAATCGTCTGGATGTAGCTGTTGGCACGAGACTGGCCACAGCCGGATACACCGCGCCACTGGATGCGGCCGGTGTTCGCGGGGCTGTCGGGTTGGCTAGTGCTAACCTTGATACCCAACTCACGAACATCGATAACTTCATCGATACCGAAGTCGCCGCCATCTTGGCTGCGGTTGACACCGAAGTCGCCGCCATCAAGGCTAAGACTGACAATCTCCCCGCCGCACCTGCGGCGGTAGGCTCAGCCATGACCTTGGCCGCAGGCGCTATCACGGCCGCTGTCATTGCCACAGACGCCATCGATGGGGACGCCATCGCAGCGACAGCCGTCACGGAGATTCAATCCGGGCTGGCCACGGCCGCCAGCATCACCACGCTGACGGGCTACGTTGACACAGAGGTAGCCGCCATCAAGGCGAAGACGGATAACCTACCAGCTTCACCTGCGGCGACGGGGGACATCCCGACAGCGGCCACTATAGCTGACGCGGTATGGGATGAGGCTATCGCCGGACACGTGGCCGCAGGTAGCTTCGGGTCTGAGGCCCAGTCCCATGCCACCACATCTGACCTTTCAACTCTGGCCACAGCGGCCGCTCTGGCTACAGTGGACTCTAACGTTGATACCATCCTAGCGGCTGTGGATACAGAGATAGCCGCCATCAAGGCCAAGACCGACAATCTCCCTGCTTCACCTGCGGCGACGGGGGACATCCCAACTGCGGCCACTGTGGCCGATGCTGTGTGGGATGAAGTCCTGTCCGGACACCTGACAGCGGGTAGCACGGGCAGCGCGCTCAATGCGGCCGGTAGTGCTGGAGATCCGTGGGCCACAACTCTCCCCGGTGCCTATGGTGCCGGGACGGCCGGTAAGATAATCGGTGACAACCTTGATGCTCAGGTGAGCACCCGTCTGGCGACAGCCGGGTACACAGCGCCACTGGGTGCGGCCGGAGTCAGAGGTGCAGTTGGCTTGGCCAGCGCGAATCTGGACACTCAGCTAAGCGGACTCAGCACGCTTGATTCGACGGACGTTCAAACGGCCGCCGAAGCGGCACTGACGGCTTATGACGCAGCTACTCCTGCTGACCTTTCGACTCTGGCCACAGCGGCCGCTGTGGCTACGGTAGACAGTAACGTCGATTCCATCCTGACGGCCGTGGATACTGAAGTAGCGGCAATCAAGGGTGTAACAGATAAGCTGGACACGGCGCTTGAGTTGGATGGCGCGGAATACCGTCTGACCGCTAACGCGCTTGAGCAAGCGCCGTCCGCTGGTGGTGGCACGGCCGACTGGACAGAAGGGGAGAAGGAACAGATCAGGCACCGTCTCGGACTTGACGGTGCGTCTGACGAGCCAACGGCCGCCCCGTCCCTGTCAACAGCAATCGACTTAGCGGCCGCACTCGACGACTTAGCCGCCATCAAGGCAAAGACGGATAACATTCCTGATGATCCGGCATCCGATACCACTCCGGTCAGTCTCTCCGCAGGGGCGATATCTGACGTTACGGAAGCGGTCGATAATGTAATCGTGGCTCACCGGCTCAATGAGCTTCTTTCGGGAAGTGTATCCGGGCCGCTCGAAGAAACGAGCCTCTTTGGAATGTTGACGGAACACTCCTCTGGAGGAGACATCCAGTTCACCCCGATAGCGCTTGAGGACTCAGCAAGAGACTGGACAGCGGTGGAGAAAGAGCAGATCCGCTACCGGCTTGGCTTGGACGGGGATATGACTACCCCCGTGGCCACGGCCGACCTTCCCGCTCAGGTGTGGAAGGAGTCATTAGCCGGACCGTTCTCCGCTGGACCGGCCGGGGATACGGTGAACGACATCATGTCCACTGTCGGGGCAATCGGCTCACCCACCGGAGTCGGCGCGGTAGAGACGATCTACACCGTAAAGGACAACGATGGTGACCCGATACCGGATGTGGATGTTTGGGTGTCCGCGAACTCAGACGGCGGAACAGTCGTGGCGCGCGGCCGGACTAACGCTAGTGGAGAGGTGACTTTCTGGCTGGACTCCGGCACGTACTACGCTTGGAGACAGAAGAACGGATGGAACTTCACGAACCCGACTACCTTTACAGTGTCGGAGTAATGTGGTAATATCCTGTTGTCGCTTATTGATCTATGTCTCCTGTAATGGTTGTGTAGTAAATGGATTCACAAAAGGGCTGCTGGAACAGGCAGCCCTTTTGTGTTTCTGCTAGACGGGTTCTTTCTTGAAGATCTCCTTATGCGCTTTCGCCATCAAGTCGTGGATGCTTGGCGCGGAGAAGAACGAAGTCACTCCGGAGTGATCGTCTGTGTATAACATCCAGACGGTTCCGGATTGCGTAGACCCCATCTCTATCTTCCGCGCGGCCTGAAGAATCCCCGCTAGTGCGTCTAGCGTGATGTACATCCCGGCGAATATAAGATCCTTGTCCTTATCGCTTACCACTGGCATGGGCGTTCCCCTTTGTCCACCCGCCCTGCTTGGCGAAGTGGAATAGTGTCCCGACGCTTACCTTACAGTCATCGGGAAATCCCCTGAACTTTTCCTCAACCTCTCCGGGCTGGCCGGGAGACCACTCCTCAACGAGAGAGACCCCGGTGTCTCCGGGATAGACGGAATGCACGGCCATCAGAACGCGCACCCAATCCTGATAGTCCATCACCTTCGGAACGAACTTGAGAGCACCCCGGATATCATCGACGCTGATCGCCCCGCTCTGGCCACTCCCGTATGAAGGCCGCTCTCTCTTCGGCGGCGGCGGTGGAGAATACTCCATGTACAGGGCACACAGTTCGTCAGACCTCTCTTCCAGTGTTTCTGGTAGCCGTGGTAGTCCGTAGTTCTCAGCGCGGAAGAGACGGCCGGTCACGGTCAGGCCGTGCTTGTTCGCGTACATCTCATACCCGGTCTGAGGCTGGTGGACATTCCCCGGAACCTTGCCGACACAGAAGATGTGCAGGCCGGTCCCGGATGGAGAATACTCAGTCCGGGACCGGAGTAGATTGACGATCCTCACGGCCATCGTGTTCGGCACGCCGTTGGCGGAGATGCAGTTATCCAGATCCACGCCGACAACGCCGCTCTCCTCAGTATGAACGAACGTAATACCATCGAAGCCCATCCGATTCTTTGCGGCCCAAGCCTCACGCGCCGTGGCCCACGTCGATGGATCGTTGAACTTCGCATTGTGGCCGGTCATCGGGTTCTTCGGAACCTTACGCGGCTTGCGTAATTCTCCGGCGTACACGGACTTCCAGCACACCCACTGTGGGATAGACTTCCACTCTTCGACATTCATGGGAACACCTCTCTATTTCGTTAGCCTGTTGTCTGGTCTGTCCACCCGTGTCCACCAGCCAACTTCCGCGCAAGAATATCGCGTAAGTCATCGACGCTAAACCCGAACAGCCACGCCATCAAGGAGATGTAGTAGAACAGATCGGCCAGTTCGTCCATCATCTCAAGCGCCGTGGGGAACACGTTCGGCTTGTACAGGTACTTCTTGACGAGTTCGGAGAACTCACCGGCCTCACCCGTAATGCCAAGGGTCAGGTGAACAAGCTGCTCATCGAACGGCTCATCCTTATCTCTCCACGTCTTCAGGAATTGTTCCTGAAAGACATCGGGCGGCTTATGCCCTGATACCCTGCTAGATTTTCCTTTGCTCATATCATTTCTACCAGACCGCTGATATTGTTCCAGTCATACACGTCATCCACACGGATGATACCCATGTGGGCGAATGTCGCCTTCAGGTTTCTCGTGTGCTGGCTACAGAACTCCCGGCCAGCAACCCAGAACTTTCTGGCATGGCTGCACTGGTCAATCGTTCCGCTTGTCCAGTGACGCACGGCCTTTTCGCACTTGTCACCTCTGACAGTGGAATACCTGCCTATCCACTCCCTCTTGTTGATGTAATCGGCCGCTATCAGCATGTACAGATCTTCCGGCACCGGCTTAAGCATCTCCTCTTCCCTGTCAGAGATCGTGACCGTGACGTGCTGGCCGTCTCTCTCAAGCAGGAGTGCGCCGATATCGATGCTGCCGACAACCAGAGCGGGACGCCTTGCAACCTGATAGGGCGTGTCGCCACGACCGAACGCCGTAACCCACGGCCCTTCGGCCGAGACACCGAAGCTGGTCCGCACGTATGCCGTACCCTTGAACGGGTTGGACAGCATGGAGTTCAGGAGATCCCGGCCGTCTATCCTGATAGTCTCATACTCGTTAGACGGTGGTGCGGGATCTCCTACCGTGACTTCTCCGCTGAATTGAATCAACATATCTCACCTCATTTGTCGAACTTGGTCATCACCACCATGACGGTGCGGACATCTGTGCCTGAGTCCTTGAAGGTTCCTTCCGGCAGATCTGCGATGAACCCGGCATTCTTCACTTTTCGTAACCATAGTTTCACACTCCTAAAATTCTGAATCGTCTTTGTACGGGAACTCTAGGCTCTTTGAGAATCCCCTAACAATACGCCGGATAAGCCTGTACGCGAAGTACAGGATAACCAGCAAGAGAAGGATGCCAGACAGGACAACTCTGGCATCAGTCTCAGGCTGGCGAATAATCGTGACGGCGGCCATCATTGCCACATCGTGTCCTTGTCGATGGCCGCCATCGTCTCAGTGATAAGCTCGTGGGGTGCCCACTGGTACACCTCAAGCATGGACGGATCGCACGCCTCTGAATTGGCTGTCGTGCGTAACACTCCGGCGAACTCCTCTCCCATCTTCTCAGGGTTGTAGAAGTACCGGCAAAACACCACCGTGCTCACCTGCCCACTCGGCCAGCGTGCCTCATTGACGCTAGTCACAAACCCGTACTGGATGTCCGGGTGACTGTCGTCACCGGCCGCGTGAGTCGGGGTGTACTTAACCTGTGTTCCCGCTGGCCAGTCAGGGTGGTCCCTGCGGGAAGTAATCTTCACATCAATCGATGCACGGTCTGCCATATGTCACCTTCCTGAATTTGTTATTGTGTACTCACCATCAATGGTGTCGTCATCAACGGCCTGCACCGGCTGGCGCGCGAGTTCGATGGCTTGCAACACCTTGATGAAGTCGTACATGATGTCCACAATCGTCGGCGCTGGCGCTCTCAACGGCTGAGGGGTGCTTGCCTGCTGAGGCGGCG